GAATATTGCACACCAGAGGTCATAGGGCTTACTGAAGGGATCTTTGACATGTTCCGGCTGGGTAAGGGCTTTGTATGTACCTTCGGGACCAGCATGACATCCTCACAGCTATACATGATTGCCAGACATCACAAAAAAGCAATGTTTTTGTTTGATCCGGATGATCCAAATGCATCGAAAAAAGCCAAAGGATATTGTTTGAGTCTCAAAAGTATGGGTGTTGATGCTGTTTCCGTTACTTGGGATGGTGGAGATCCTGGAAGTATGTCTCCGGAAGATGCAAAATACATGAGGAAATATCTTGGATTTTCAACCGAAAATAAAACAATAAAACTATAACTTAGAAGGAGATAACGTAATGTTTCCATGGATATTACTGGCAGCATGGATATTAATTCTTGTTTGGGATGTTTGGATAAATAGGAAATAAAAGGAGTTCAATATGAAGAAAGCGGTTTTGATTTTGGTGTTGGCAATGCTGGCAGTGAGCGTGTTTGGGAATATTCAGTCGGCGATTGATACCGATCCGATGAGTGGCGATGAAGTAGTCACCATTGTGATTTACAGCGATGATGCCGGGTCGATATTTGTTACCAGGATTACCAATGGTACATTGATCGAAATGTTTCTGTTCATACCGGGAGTGTACCTTGGAGACTCTGATGATCGGTTTATCATTAAATTGGATGACGAAGAGCCTGTATACTATGGAAGCACAACGTCTACAGATGGGACTGCTAAGTTCTTACTGTTCTCAGATGCATGTCTTGTTATTGATGATCTGATAAACGGGTACAAAATGGTTACTCGTGTGTATGACTATAATGGCACAGCTTATACCGATGTGTTTGATATTTCTGAGTTCATGGGAACTTATTACAAGTATTTCGGAGACAACTGAAAATAAGTAGATTTATTTTGTAATCTGTTTTACCATAATGTAATGAGAAACGATAAATTATTTGCAGGAGGCTTCATATGAAGAAGTATGGTCTAACCCTGCTGATGCTGGTATGTTTTTTGATTTCCATGCCAGTATCAGCGGTAAACCCTGAGTTTACCAATGGTGAAATGGTGTTTGAGAATGCCGTTTCTGCCATCCCATTAGAAATGGGAACCGAAATTACTATCAATATACAGGGGGAAGTAACTGCCAAAGCAACTTTTGAAGTGTTTGACAGTGAAAATTTTGACAATGGCTTTATGCCGTTGCCAGAAAACCTGTTACAAAGTAATTTTCTAACATAATAACGCTTTGAGTACTTATCCCCCAAGGCCGTATTTCTTGGGGGATTTTAAACCATTTGACAAACAGACAATTGTGTAATAGATTTCTACCAGATCGTCGATCTGTTCTGTTGGTAGCAGAATACAAATAAATTTGGGGTTGTGAGAGCTGCTGAAGCTTCCTTACCCTGCATCGGTTTTCCCAGATTGGCTGATGACAGTCTGCCAGTAGGGAAGCTCCAGGAGTTTTCATGATAAATTCAATTCAAACATTCAAAAACGTAAATGAACCTGACGAATTAAAAAGAGATTTTAAAGGGATATGGGTTACAAAAAATCTATATTTAGACAAAAATTTAACTCCTGTTGAAAAATTATTAATAATTGAGACTAAAAATTATATGGATACATCCTGTAATGGGCATATCTCTAATGAACATTACGTGAACATATTAAATGTCAGCACTTCAACTGTAACAAGATCAATAAAAAGATTGGCTTCAAAAAAATATATAACTGTTTCAATAGTTAAAACAGAATATGGATCTATCCGGAAAATACATCTGTTGGATAAATGTCTATTATGAAAAATTCTACATTAGAATATATTGATCCAACAGATTTAATCGTAGCAATCCCAAAAGCCACAATGGATAGATTACTTAAAACTGAACATCCAGGTGATTCTCTGGCACTATATTCATTCTACTGCTATACCGGAAAATGGCAGAAAACTAATCAACCTAAGTGTACTGTTAAATATATAGCAAAAGGAATGAAATGGTCTGTTGAAAAAGTTAGAAAAATAAAAGCAATTTTAAAAACATTGAGTTTAATAGAGGATTATCCGCAGAAAACTAACGGAAAAATAACAAACTGGTACACTAAAATAACTTATATAATGGGTTCCCACCCTACGGAATTCCCAGAGGGTGGAAATGACCACACTGTGGACTTTGCTACCACAAATGCTTTAAGTACTATTAATTTAAATGCTTTAAGTACTGGTAAGGAAAGGGATGGTAGAGTACTACCAGCGACTTCTGGCGAAGTCTCCGATTTTGATCAAAAAGAAAAACTTTCTACGGAAGAAGCTTTCCGCTTAAACAATAACGAACCCGAAGAGAAAATAGATTCAAAAAATTTATGGATCAAAGAGATAGCCGAGGACGCTAAGGGCCGGGCTGCCATGGACAAGGCCACCCAGCCGTTCAACATCCCCAGGGACGACAGCACGGCTTACCTGAAAAAGATAAATCAGTATGTGAGCGAAATCCAGAATGGGAACTTTCTCGAAAAGAATAAGTTCTCAGAAAACTTCTTAAAGCACACAGACGTTCAAAAAGCCATGGAACTCCGGGGACTGTCTGAAGAAGCTGTCATTGAGAAAATAAAATTATCAGTTGACAGATACCTGACTGCCCGACATAATCCAGACAGATTTGATTTCATTGCCAGAGACAGAAAAATCAATTTGGCAATGTTCCTGTACGAGAATAACGAAAAGACCGGCGTACTGGGTGAATCACAATTCCTGCGATACTTGGAAAAAGAGCCAGAAGAGAAAAGAGGCGATGAGCATTATGAGCGAATGTTGTCTGCAGTATACAAAAACAATCTTCCGAAAATGTATAAAGCTGTCTATAACGAGTATGAGAGCTTTTCCGATGAGGAACATTTGCGAATGATCAAAAGCATTCTTTCACTCTGCCGATGGTGGAAGCGGAACGAAAGCCGGTTGATCAAAGTCTACCGGGGAAAAATTACAATATTATTCCCGAAAGGCATTGAATCCTTCATCGAATATTATTTTGCAGGATTCATCAGGGACAATAAGTTCAATCATGCAATTGGAGTTTTCCCTGAGAAGAAATATTGGAAAGCATTTTGTGACTGGCTGTATGACAGCTACGGAATTGACTTAGAAGCTGAAATGGTTGAAGTCAAAGAAAAAGTGAAAGCGGATATATCGCACGAAGAAATCGTAAGGCGAATGGAGGCAGAATGATCTATAAACCGGATTACAATACTTGGGACATGAAAAAAAGTCTTGATGATTTTTCCATTACATCCAAAAATTTGATGGCTGAAGGACAAAAATCGAGAGCACATGTGGTTGGATATCTTATCACCCGGTGCAAAAATGCTGAAAAAAGAGTTGAAGAACTTGAAACTGACATCCAGAACTTGAAGTCTTCTCATATGACTTTCATGGACAAGGTCGTCGTATGAAACTCATTCACCAGAGCCACACAGTGATCCCAGGGATGGATGAGATAAACAACCTCCCGAAGCTGATAGAGGCTGCTGGAAGGACTTGTTACAAGTCACAGGATAAAATTACAGAAGATTCAGCAAACAGGTTCTGTAGGCTTCTGATTGCAAATCATCATGATGCTATGCTGGAACATTCAGTGATAATTTTCAGACTTTCTGATCTGGCATTTGAAAGTTTGTTGTCCTTAAAACGAAAACATTTTAAGTTTATGAACATAACTTCGGTTATGAAACGTCATATTGTTTCCGGAAATGTCCGGGCATGGAGAGATTTGATAATTGAAAATCCGAAGAATTATGTTCTTGGAAATGTTCTGAACATCCTGACAGAGAAAATTCCGGTGCTGTTTGAAGATATCAAAAAGCCATTATGGAAAATTAATTACAATATAAAATTAGTTAAATCTGATGATCTATCAACTAATGAGAAAATATCTCATAAGACATACTCTGTCCGCTTCATAACAGACCGTGGTGTCACCCATGAACTGGTCAGACATAGAACAGCTTCTTTTGCCCAAGAGTCCACCAGGTACGTGAAATATCATGCAGGAGACATGGAATTCATCCATCCGGTATTCCAATGGGGACACATTGAAAATTACATATTCATAAAAGCAATGGAGTCTGCAGAGAAAGCATATAAGCTTTTAATTGAAAGCAAAGCACTTCCACAAGAAGCCAGAACGGTACTTCCCAATTCATTGAAAACTGAAATTGTGGTAACAGCAAATATCGAAGAGTGGATTCACATTATGAAACTTCGTACAGCTAAGTCAGCACACCCACAGATAAGAGCTTTGATGATTCCCTTGTTACAAGAATTCAAGCAGGATACAGGTCTTTTTGATAATATTGTAATAAGTGATGATTAAATAGGTATTTAATATCTATTTAATAAATAATAGTTGCTATATAAGGAGTGTTATCTATGAATGCATTGATTAAAATTGAGAAACGAAACGGTGTTAAAACAGTAGATGCCAAAGAACTTCATGAGTTTTTAGAAGTTGGAAGAGATTTCAGCACATGGATAAAACAGAGAATAGAAAAATATAAATTCTCTGAGAATGATGATTTTGTTATCGAAAAATCGATTCCCCAAAACGGGGGAATCGTTATTGTTTATCATGTATCCTTGGATATGGCAAAAGAACTATCCATGGTTGAGAATAATGAAAAAGGTCGAGAAGCCCGGAAGTACTTCATTGCCATGGAGAAGAAAGCCAAAGGGTTGGCAATGCCAAACTTCAGTGATCCTGTATTAGCTGCCAGAGCCTGGGCTGATGAATATGAAAAACGACAGGAGCTTGAAGCAAAATCAGCAAAAGACAAACCAAAAGTAGAGTACTTCAATAAACTGGTTTCCAGAAATGTTCTACTGAACATCAGAAGTACGGCGAAGGAACTGAAGATAAAAGAAAAAGAGTTCGTTAATGAATTGATTTATTATAATTATTTGTATCGGGACAGGAAAAACAAACTTTGCCCATATGCAGCGTATGTTCCGGAATTGTTTGAAGTGAAAGAGTATTCATCACAGCAGTTCAGTGGTGTCCAGACTCTCATCACTCCAAAAGGCCGGGAAACATTCCGGTTATTGTTCAGTGTACCTACAGAAGAAGGAGTATTAATATAATGGGACAGTGGAAACTTGACATTCATGTGTACTGGCAATTTCTAATCGGGGTATCACTTGGAACACCTGTAATTAATGATGTTACAGTGCATATCGGACCAATGGATATTCATTACAGTTTTGAGAAAGAAGCTGGAGGTGTCTGTATTTTCAAATGGTTTAAGAATCCTGGAGAAAAATGGAAAAAGATACCATGGTGAGAAATCCATTACTTTTTAAAGTTGGATTGTTTTTGTATGAAGTAGGAAGAAGTAAAAATATATTCTTCCTGATCAAATCCGGAATTTGTTTAAAGGAAAAAGCAAGAAAATGGTAGGTGCAATATTGTCTTTGGCGACAATGGCTTTTGTGGCTAATGCTGTATACAAGAGAAAAGATTTGTCTGTACAGGTGAAAGGGGACTATATGGAAGTCCGTTTCAAGTATAAAGACCGGGAAAAGTTCTATGACACAATTGACTTCATAAAAACCTTAGACAGTACTGCATCATTCCGAAAAGCCGGCAGTGATAATTATTGGTTGATGAAAAAGAAACCGACCAATATCAGAAAGCTGGAACAATATGGATTCCCTATCTATCGTCGATTTGACATGGACAAGATAAAGTTTGACAGAAATTCCTTTTATGAATCTCCTCCATGGAAAGATGAAATAATCACCCAGGATAAAAAAATATGGAGAGATAAAGATGCTACCATGTGGAGATTTCAAGAAGAGTCCTTAAAATTCCTGAAATGGAACAATGGTGTCGGAATAATCGGGCATCAGATGTCCCTTGGAAAGACTGCCATTGCTTTATGTTTTCTCAAAGAAAACTTAAAAGAGCATCTGCCAGCTCTGGTGATCACTCCAGCCAGTGTTAAGAACCAATGGCAAGAAGAGTGGGAGGCTATCCTGCATCAGCCTGTACATGTCCTGTATGGCCGTACACCATACAGTATTCCAAGTGGAACCAACTGCATAATCAACTATGACATCTTAAAAGACTGGGAAAAGCAATTGATAAAGATGAAATTCAAAACTGTAATAGCTGATGAATTTCATAAATGTGGATCCATGTCGGCACAAAGAACAAAATCATACAGAAGAATTGTATCTAAATCTCCGAATTTCATACCAATGTCGGGAACTTCTATCAGATCAAAACCTTCTCAAATATATCCTACAGTCAATTTAATAGCTCCGGACAAGTTTCCTACAATGAGAGCTTTCAAAGATCGTTACTGTGTATTTGAAATCAATTCCTGGACTGGATATGAGCAGGAAACAAAAGGCTGCAGGAATATTGGTGAGCTTCAGAAATACCTTTCAACCATCATGTTTAGAAAAGAGCGTACCGATAAAGATGTTGAAGAGGATATCGGGATAAAAGGAAAACGGGGTAAACGGATCCCGGTACATATGAAGGTTGATTTGAGTTCTTACAATAAACTGGTCAACAAATATAAATCCACATACAGCCAAAGCACAGCACTGGTTCAAAAAGAAATCAGAAATACTCTATCCCGTTCTGCTTTCGATCTGAAAAGGAACGACAGTATGAAGTGGATTGCAGATTTTATGGAGTCCGGAGAAAAACTGGTTGTATTTTGTTACCATAGAAAAGTAATCGATGAAATCTGCAAAGCCTTTCCAAAAGATTCTGTTAAAATAGACGGGTCCATCACTGGGAAAGCCAGAGAAAAAGCATCGAAAGAGTTCCAGGGAAATAAAAACTTGGGAGTATTTCAGGTTCTCACCATGGGTGAAGGCATCGACTGGATTGCCAAGGTGTGTTCCTTCTGTGCCTTTATAGAGCTTCCCGATACCATTGCTGATGTGGAACAGGCTGAAATGAGATTCGACCGCCCTGGGGCTAAGAGTGATCACATGCTGTATTACTACCTTCTGGCAAAGGGAACCATTGATGAAAAGAAAATGGAAAGCTTGGATAAGGGTAAAATGACATTTGATAAAATCGTCCGTGGAAAAAGTGATACTGATCAAGGTGATTTGCTTACAGGATTGTTCCAATAAGGGGTTTTTATGAAGAAAAAAGAATACAGAAGTTTTCTTGGATTTGTGAATTACCACATATTCTTTACAGGGTTTGTGATCACCAGATACATATCTTACGGGAAAAAGCGTTCAAGATTAAGAATCAGGACTGTTAAATCTCTATTTGGCCATATGAAAAAAAATGAAATTTGGAAAAATATATAAATGAAAATTGAAATAAACGATTACGATGAGTTTGATCAAGAGAGATTATTTCTCTGTCAGCTTATCACCAACACGGGGATGCTCAAAGAAGTTTTCAATCAATTTGATCCGAATCTGCTGTCATCGGAGTATTCCCAAATAATTGGAAAGTGGATAAAACAGCACTTTAAAGAGACTCAATCTGCTCCAGGGAAAGATTTACAGACTATTTTTTCAAGACGTTCCGGGGAAATACGGGATAAAGATGTTGTTAAAAATATTTCCATTCTTCTGGGATCCCTATCAGAAGACTGGGAAAAATATAAAATTGTAAATATTGATTACAATGCCAAAGCATTCATAAACTTTATGGATGAGCAAAATGCCCGGAGACTTGGGGAAGATGTCACTGATGCCATTGATATAGGAGACTTCAAAAGAGTTCATGAACTGGCCTCCGGGTATCAGAAGATACAGGTTGTTTCCTCAATTGGAGAATCGATCTTTGACAATCCCAGCAAATATGTGGATGCCTTTCATGAAGAAGACCAGAGATTATTTAAACTGCAGGGTGCATTAGGATCCACTGTAGGTTGGTTTCGCCGGGGGGAATTCTCTGCTATCGTTGCCAGAACCAAAGGTGGAAAATCATATTTCAAATGGTATTGTGCTCGTAGAGGTGCTTCTGCAGGGCTGAAAGGAATCTATTTCAACTTGGAAATCAACCATAAAATGTTTGATAGAAGAGTGTGGCAGGATTTAACAGCATCACCGAAATATGATAAAGAAGTGAAAATAGGTTTCTTCGATGAAGACAATGATATTGATTACAAATATGAAAATAGAAAAGGGCCGTCAGGGAAAAACGAAACTGATTTTAAAAAGAAAATCCATCAATTTAAAAACCTTTACCGGCAAGGGGATGTATATCCGATAACGTATCCAAGAGGAAAAGCCACTCTTACGGATATGAGGAACGATACAAAAAGGTTGTGGGAATATCATGGGTATCAGGCTGATTACGTCATAATTGATTATATGGATGAAATCAAACCAGACACCCATCACAAAGATAAATTTGAGATAGAAAATGCCATATGGCAAAGTACGGCTGCTTGGGCTGCAGAAGATAATATTGGAATAATCTCATCAACACAGGGAAACCTGGATTCCTTTGATGGAAAAAGCTTTGGTGCTAAAGGTGTTGGTGGAGTGTATAAAAAGCTTTCTCATCCTGATAAACTTGTTGCCATGTTTTCCGGAGAATTAGATGAAGAACAGAGTGTCGTTCGGATAAAAAGGCTGTATGATAGAGATTCAGGACCATCCAGCAAAGTGTGTGTTGTCATTACCGGGATGGACATAGGAAGATTCTACATTGATTCCAGAATGGCTGAAGAAGTAGGAAATCTTGAAACTGGCAAAAGGAAAAGAGGTGTGAAATGAATAAATATAATTTACAGGAATATGAACAACGTCCACCAAATGAATGTCCTAAATGTGCTTCCGGGTCTAAAGTGATGCAGAGCAAAGCCAGAAAGGGTAAAATTTACAAAACCAGAAGGTGCTACAAATGTGGTCATACATGGAGTTGTGTCGAAATTTTATCTGACTATTTTGATGATTTGTATAGGTATCAGAAATCCATATATGAAATTCTGTCTTGCATGATTCCTATGATAAAAATGTTCAAAAAAAATTAAAGGAAATATTATGTCAATGATCGATGCTACACGGAGAACCACAGATGATGAACATGATTTCTATCAGACACTTCCCTGCCAGATAAAATGCTTATGTGAATATCTGGATTTAAATGATAAACATGTTCTCGATGCTGGTTCTGGAATGGGAGTGATCTCCAAGCAATTAAGAAAATCATTTCCTAAAGTGAAATTAGAAACTTCAGAAAAGAATTTTAACAATCCATCTGACAAAAATATATTTTTTGATTTTGATTGTGCCTCTGGAATAGGGAATGAAGAAGACTTCCCAAAGGCTGACTTTGGCGATTTTCTCGAAGTAAAAGGATCCTTTGATTGTGTAATCAGCAATCCTCCATATTCACAAAAGGATGCTTTTATTAAACATGCCTTGGAAATTTCCAAAGATGTGTTCATGCTCTTCCCTCTACAGGTTCTCAATTACATCAGCTTTTGCCAGAACTGGCTTGATAATGAAAGTTATTGTGGAAGAATATTAATGTACCCAAAAGTAATTCTGAATCCTGAAGGAGAGTACCGGCAGGGAGGTAATACCGGGTATGCTTGGTTTCATTGGACAAGTATCCCAAAGGAAGATTACCAAGGTCCCGATGGATATGAAGCCATTGAAGACATCAGAAAATATAAATAAGTTTATTCCGATAATAGAATTAAACAAATATAATTAAGTAATAGGAGCAGTTAAATGCAAGTAGACAAAGGTGCTTTGCTAAAAGCAATTAAAAAAGTAATGCCCGGAGTAGGTTCCGGTGCAAAGGTTCTCGCTGGCAGTGACACCGTTATCTTTTCAAAGAGCGGTCTTCACTCATTCAATCGGGAAATATCCGTAACTGTACCATTTTCATTTGGTGACGGTGAGAATGATGGTATTAATGGGACTGTGAATGCCACTGATCTTTTTAATATTCTGAACAACAAACGTTTGAAGGTAATTTCTGACACTCTGGAAGTGGAACAGCTTGAGACTGGAATCAAGTTCACTGGTAATGGTTGGGATGGAATCCTTGATCTGCAGGACGATTCGGAATGGATGACTGAGAAGATTGATGTATTGAGTTCTGTGGACTGCAACAAAGAGCTTCCTACCGATTTCATGAAAGGTATGACACTCTGCTCCATTAAAGGGAATGCAACCCCACAGCAGGGTGTGTACATCAAGGATACCGGGATGTTCTCCACTGACAGAACCATTGCAAACATTTATGAAATGGATTCTCCATGTGCAGAGTTTTGGATTGGTCAAAGTGAAGTCGATGAGTTCATAAAAGTTCCCAGTACATTTACCCATTATGCAATTTCATCCACGATGATGGGACACTGGGTTCATTTCAAAGACACTGAAGGAACCATTTTCTCCATGGCACTCAAAGATTGTTCTTTGTACAAGAATGCCCTTACCTTCCTGCAGAGTCAGGCTGACATTGAACCTGTTGATCCCAAATTGGCTGGAAGACTTCCTGTTGGTTTTGCTGATGCCATCGATACCTGTTCAATGATGTCTGAAAAAGACGCTGCCAGTGGAAAGAAAAGTGTGGAAATCACTTTCAGCAGTACGAAAATGGTTGTTAAAGGAATCAAAATCGGTGGAAAGCTCACCAACAGTCTTGAATGGGATGAAGATGCTCCCATGGATCTTGGTAAGGACAAACTGAAATACCGTTTTGTCAGCAACAATATTATTACAGCATCCAGGAAAGCCAAAGATTTTTTCATTAACAAAATGAAAGGATCCCAAGATGCTTGCATGATGATTATGTATTCTGAAGATTTCAAAACGATTCTTTTGTCCATGGCTTCTTAATCAATTTTCTGCACTGTTGTTGTTTTGCTACAGTGACAGTGCATTTTTATCAACATAGGAAATTACATGCAGGAAAAATTCTTTGATCTTGGTGAATCTATCCCTTACAACAAAATTGGAAAATCTGTATCAGGGTGCAGTAAATGCCCACTACAGAACAATTGCAAAAATCCAAAGATGGAGTTTAAAGGTTCCGGTGGAAAGAAAGTTCTCATACTTTTTGGAAACCCATCAAATATAGAAGACAAACACAACAAACCTTTTTCTGATGATCGTGGGGACGACCTTCGTTATTTCATGGAGGATATCGGATACGACTTGGAAAAAGACTGTTGGTATGGATATTCTGTTTCTTGTCGTTCAGAAAAACCTGTCACTGACAACCAAATTGGATATTGCCAAGAGCATTTGTTCAATCAGATAAACAGGTTTAATCCCAGAGTAATTATCCCGATGGGGGATGTTGCCATAAAATCAGTATTGAAATTCAGAATAGGTGGAAGATTGTCCGGATTAAAATATGCTCAGTACATCGGTCATTCAATACCTGACCAAGACTGGCAGATAAACATAAACCCGAACTATTCCATTGAAGACATTTATAAGACAGAAGATTATCACGGAAATTACGACAAAGTTATGATAATGAGGTTCAAGCAATATCTGAAAAAAGCTTTTGTTGTTTCTGAATCTGCATTTTATGTCCACAACTATGCAAAAGATATTTTGATATATTTCGTTAAAAAGGAAATCATATCATTATTGGAAAAGGTTCTTGCCAATTGGACTTTACTTGCCTTTGACTATGAAACCACAGGTCTGAAACCTTATGCTGAAGGACATAAAATATACACTGTTGGAATTTCCAATGGTCAATTAGCTCATGCATTCCCATTTTTTAATGACAGTCCGAGATTTCTCACTGCTTGGAAGAAGATCATGGAATCTCCAAAGATAAAGAAAGTTGCACATAACGCCAAGTTTGAAAATATCTGGACGAAGATCAGAGGCAATGCTGAAATTGTAAACTTTCATTGGTGTACGATGATATGTGAGCACATCCAGCATAACAAATCTGTAGTAGGAGCAAAATTTCTTTTTTATGTGTACTTGGGAGTCATGAATATGGATAGCCAAGTTGATCAGTATTTGAAACCTTCAGATGAAAATATCAAAAAGTATGGTGGCAATGCCATAAATACAATCGATGTTATCTGGAAAAAGAATCCCAGAGCTGTCCTGCAGTACCAGGGAGAAGATGCTTTTTACACTGCAAAATTATATGAAATTCAAATGGGATACTTCGACAAAAGAAAGAAAATGAAAAAAGCTTTTGAATATTTCCATGAAGGAATTTTGGCTTTAGGCGATGTTCAAATGAATGGAATCCATTTTGATGTAGAAAAATATGAAGAGAACATATCATTCATGGATGCCAAAATCTCAAAGTTGTGGGAAAGAACACTGGCTTTATCAGATGCTGAAGGATGGTCAAAGAACCTTACAGGTAAGACTTTTCAAAAGCATCTGTATGACACTTTGAAATATGAAGTTCCGGATATACCCGGAGAACACAAACCTGGAAATAGACCTGAATCGAAAGAAGCGTTGGAGAAAATAAACACTGATTTTTCTAAAAAAATAATCATGCTTCGGCAACAGACAAAAATAAAGACTTCTCTTGAAGGGTATTTCAGGGAATGCAGTGATGGAATATTAAGACCTTCCTATGGCGGACATAATGTAGATACCTTCCGAACATCAGCCAATTCCCCGAACATTCAAAATCCTTTTAAGAGAAATAAGTTTGCCAAGAAAATGTTACGGGAAATGATTATTCCTGCTCCCGGTTGCCAGATAGTCGGAAAGGACTATAAAGCCATTGAGGTCAGTATCGCCGGTTGTATTTTTCCGGATGAGGCATGGTTGAAATATTGTGTAGATCCAACTACGGATATGCACAGAGACTGTTCTGCAGAGATTTTGAAAATGTCTGTTCCGGATTACAATCAGTTAAAAGCTGCCAAAAGCATTCGGCAGGAAAACAAGAACAAATGGGTATTTCCAAATATATATGGTTCTGGTGCTGTAAAAATGGCTGATAACATCTGGATAGCTTTAATGCTTATTCCAGAAGCAAAGGAAATCTTATTAGATAAATTCGGCAGTTATCCCAAATTCAAAGAATGGATAAAAGAATACTATGAGTATTATTGGGAAGTGAAATACCCAGATTACAAACAGCAAAGAGATAAAGCTCATAAAAGATATGAGAAGGTTGGGTACATAGATTCCCCTATTGGTTACAGATATTACGGCCCGATGAGCTACAATGACTTCTGCAATTATCCGGTACAGGGGTCGGCTGCTGGCATTAAGGTGTGGACGATTAAAGAAGCTAACCGGGAATTGAAAAGAAATAAAATGGCATCAACGATAATTTATGAGATTCATGATGAGATTGGTGGAAACGTATATCCAGAAGAGAGGAAAGAATATGATGAAATTGTAGAGAAAGTTGGGACAAAGGACGTAAGAGACTATTGGGATTGGATCATTACACCATTGGTACTGGAAACTGAAGAATCAGAAATTGATGGTGATTGGTCACAAATGGAAGAAAAATAATTACGATAATCAAATTGTATACATACAATTATTATGTAGGAGAGTCTGATGGATTTAGATAAATTACAGAAAAAGGTTTTTGCTCCAGTGGAAAGTTCCTCCAAGGAAGCAATTGCAGTCAGTGAAAGTATGGGTATGACACATTCTTTTGCTAAACTGGCAGAGAAGGTTGAGAATATCAATCTCATGCTGGTTCCGGCAATGACTTCTTCTGGTTTAGTAGCAGGAGAAGTTAAAGATATGTATGACGGTAAAGGAGTAGATGCAAAAGAAATTGAGAGGAATCTTTCAAATATCCAGCAGTCCATAATGGTGATTGGATCTCTTTTTGAAATTCCTTTATCAAGAATCATCACAACGGCTTCAAAGGGAAACTGATGAAAGTCGGTGAAACAATTTTTGTATTTGGAAAGGCTCCTAAAGAAAACAGCCCTTTCCTTCTTTCCAGATCGCACCCATGTGACAAAAGTGCAATGGTTAGATTTGTTAAATTTGGAAAAACAGCATCACTTTATGTGAACATAAGTGATTTCATAAAACCTTATACTGACAAAAAAGAAAAATATGAAAATGTTATTCGGAAAATAATGCCGAGAAGACACAAGGATCTGGAATTGGTATGGATCAGTGTGGCTGCCTGGGAAGAAATCAAAAAGGGTATTGATTCTGGAAACAGCAAAGATATCGTGAAAAAATGGAAAGAGAGGTTGTTGTTTTGAGTGACTGGAAAGTTAAATATCGTCCAAAGACTATTGAAGAGTTTGTCGGGAATGAGGCTATTGTTGAAGCTTTTGTGAATGATATATCAGGAAAAGACAAAAAAAGAGCTTACCTGATTTCCGGAGAATACGGAATTGGAAAAACGTCCCTGTCCAGAATAGGAGCTACCCAGTTTCTAAACGCAAATGATTTCAACATCACTGAGATAAATGCATCTTCTGATAATGGTATTGATATGGTTCGCCGGCTGGAATCAGTTTGTGCATTGTCTTCTGTGGATAATCGTATTTGGATCCTTGATGAGTTTCACAGTGCCACAAAGCCAGCTCAGAAAGCAATTCTCAAACTGCTGGAAGAAGGTACTGATAAGGATTTCTTTTTCATATGTACAACTGATCCCAGTGGTGTGATACCAATGATCAGATCCAGGTGTGGAAAATACCCTTTGGAGCTGCCAGAAGACATTGAAATTAAAAGACACCTCCGGCACATTTCAAAAACTGAAGGTGTGATGGTTGCCCCGGAAGTCACTGCTATGATCATTGAAAAATCAGAAGGTCATATCCGTGATTCCATAGGATTTCTTCACAGTGTTTGTGAAATGGAAGAAGACAAAGCCATTTCATATCTGAAAAAAGTTTCTGCAGGGATGGCAGAGTCTACGGAAGCCTATGAATTGGTGAAAGCTTTATTCAATGGAAAGTCAAAAACGGTTAAGACACTTTTGAAAGAGCTGAAAGATGCTGGAGAGCACCCAGAAGGACTTCGTAGATTTATCCTATCTTACGGAGCAACCACTCTGTTGAACCGCTGGAGCGTCAATACTGCCAAAATTATGGAGAACTTTGAAGAGCCATATTTTGATGGCCCTACTTCATGGCCGAAATTCATATTGGATTGTTTTCGAGCATCGTTGGCAATAGACGATATTCCATTTTAAGGAGAGTATATGGATATTACAAAAATCGCATACAGAGAATTAATCAATCTCGGTGATTACAATAATGTGGCAATAAAAATGGAAGCTACAGTAACTGAAGATGATGATATTTCTATGTGTGTTACAAAATTAAGAAACAAAGTGAGACGGGAATTACGTTTCATAAGGGAGAATAACGAATGAGTGTTGAGAAGGCTATTCCACGAAAGAAAGGTCGTCCTCGTAAATTGTTTAACAGAAGTATTCAGGAAGATCGAAAGGTTTCCAAATACCATCTTGATGACAATGCAGAAGAACAGGCAGAGATGTTTGGTTATTGGTCTGATCTGGCTCCAATTGCAAAGAAGCAGGTTGATAATCTGTCACTCGATATAGAAATAAAACACAGTGAGAAATTTTCTTTCTTCAAAGAATCTCTTGATGGTGGAGTTGATTCAAAGGGAAACAAAAAACAACCCACTGACACAATGGTAAACAGTGCTATTGCTGGGGATGAAGAAATGATTGCTCTTAAAAGAGAGCTTATCAAAAAACAGGAATACTACGGTCTTGTTATTTCTGCCACAAAAACTCTGGAACACAGACGTTCTTCTCTCAATCTTCTTCGTGATCTGTACGAAGGAAATTACTATACGATCCAGGGAAATGAGAGTGATCAGTATCATGCAAGAGAGGTGAAGAAAAACCGTTTGCAATCTGGAAAAGATAAAATTTCAAAAGGTCTGCAGAACATAACTGTTCCGGAAGAAGAAGCTGATCCTGATGATCCTGAAGAAATTGACAATCCTGTTGAGGAAGTTGTTGAAGAAGAAAATGTAATTGTTGAAGATTTGGATACTGATAATGAAAAAATTGAAACTGTTACAGAAGAACCGGAAGAACCGGAAGAACCGGAGGAGCCTGAAGAGGAAGAAGAGGAAGTAGAGCCTGATGAGGAACCTGAAGAAGTTCCTGTCAAAAAAGAACCTGACACTTCAATAAAGTCAGATGAGCCAGCATGTCCTAACGGATTTGTATTTGGAGAGTTTGGGCAACATGATGCCTGTGATGAATGTGACATTGAATCTCAATGTTTCCGCAAATCGAGAATGAGGTAAGGAGAGTATAATGCCAAAAATCGGTAAAGGTTTGGTCAACAAACAGAAAGCAACCAGAGATAATTCCGGATTTGTCACCGCTGACAAAATATTGAACATCAAAAAGCATGGTGGAAAATGGCACAATTTCAAGTCAGATACCATTCACAAGATCAATATCCTTCCGTGGAAAATTACATCGAAAAAAGATGTAGCCTTCAGAATGAAAGGTGATTTCCATAAAGAGATAGGAGAATGGGTTTACTCCTTGAACTGCTGGATACATCCTCGGATCCACGATGAAAAGGATGTTCTGTGTCCCAAGAAAAACTTTGGAAAGCCTTGTGCCATTTGTGACAAAGCCAGTGAGAAATGGGATCTGTACAATGCAGATAAAACTGATGATAAGAAAAAAGCTGCCAATGCTTTATCAGCAAAATTGAGATCCATGTACAACTTGGAAATCCTCACAGATGAACTTCGAGGAAAGAACTCATACTTTGAGGCTTCTGATTACATTTTTGAGGATGAGCTTCTTGAGAAAGCCACAGAATGTGAAGAAGGTGAAGAGCCTGTTGCCTTTTATGAAATTGATGATGAAGAAGGGAAAATTGTCAGGTTCAAAAGACCCAAGATCACTAGGGATCCTTACAAGAACTTTGAGTTCCAGAACCGGAAAAAGCCGATCAGTAAAAAGCTTCTTGATGGTGTGATGAAGTTTGGTGAATTGGTTGATGTTATGACTTCCGAAGAAGTGTCTGACTTTTTCTTTGGTGCAAATTATACAGAATCTCCTGAAAAAGAAGATGAAACCACTGAAGAAGAAGATGCTTACGAAGAATACACTGAGGAAGAAGAATCTGAAAATGAGGAATCTCCTGAAGAAGAACCTGAAGAGGAAGAAGAGGAAGAAGAAGAGGAAGAAAAACCAACCAAAAAATCTTCTGATGGAAAATGGAAAAAATGCCCTTCTCCAAAAAAGTTTGGAGTTGAATTCGGTGAGTATGATGCCTGTGATGAATGCCCGGTTGAAATAGCCTGTCATAAAAAGAACAAATCATTACGGTGAACATTGACAATGCAATCTCGGAACTCAGAAATGGGATCCGAGGTTCAACCAACGAGGAAAAAATGAAACAAGAATATGCGAGAACCGGATGCCTTTTAACAGACCTTCTTTATGGTGGTGGGGATAATCTTGGAATACCTTATGGAGTGATGATAAATTTTGTGGGAGACACTTCATCAGGTAAGTCCATGACAGGAAATGAACTCATCGCTGCAGAGTATCACAACAGAAAAGGTAAAAAATTCATGCATCAATATGAAGATGCTGAATATGGGAATAAGTTTGATACAACTCATATGTATGGTCTGGATATTATGGGAACAAACGCTTTATCCAATATTCCCAGAAAGAAGTATCCTTCCCGACCAAAGACAGTTCAGGATGTTGATGCCAGAGTATCCCTGTTTATGAAAGAGATTCCAGAAGATGGTTACGGAATATATTTTCTTGATTCTCTGGATGCAGTGACATCAAAAGAAATGCTTGACCGGAGTGAAAAAAGAGAAACTGACTATAAGAAAAACAATGGGACCAACGACGATGGAACATTTGGAGCACAGGCAGCTAAGTTTTTATCTCAAGAATTCTTCCGGGTTCAAGGTGGGAAAATAGAAGATAGAAAAATAATTATCGGGATTGTGTCTCAGGTTCGTGAAGTTATTGGTGCAACAATGTTCCAGAAAAAAATAAGAGATTCTGGAGGAAAGGCCAAAGGTCACTGGATGAGCATGAAAATATGGTTCACTCCAAGACAATATTTGTACATGCCGAAATCAAAAAGAGCATATGGACAATTGTTTAATATCCACATGGACAAAACCAGGGATGGAAAGATCAAAAGAGAATGTACAATTGTGTACGATACCGGGCATGGAATTGATGATGTCAAAACTTCTCTGGATTTTTTATATGACACCAGGGATTCAAAAACTGGAAAGTTGAAAAAGTCTGCAGAAACTCTTGATTTCATACAGTTCCTGAAACCAACCATAATGAAAAAATATGACAGTGAAATTGAAGAAACCTATCATTATGGAGCACTGCACAAACTGATTCGGAAACACAAAGAGTTTAAAGATGCTCTTGATTCTGCAGTCATTGAAAAATGGAGACAGTTGGAGACTGAATCACAATCCGGAATAGGGGGTAAATACTCATGATTTTCACATTGATCTCATTTATATTTTTTCTGTCCAATAAAGATATGAATGCTTTGTTACTTGGAATTGGTTTAGACATAATGAATATTATAATAGTTTATCTGACAATGATGGTTTACACAGTTATCAAAAAAGGAAGTGAGTGATGTATGTTTTAGACAGATTATCCACAGAAATGAAAATAAATTATATGGATTTGTTTGGAAAAACATACACATATCATGCTGGCACAGGAGATAAAAGTGTTCTTGTTCGGAATGTGTTCACCTGTAATGAACGTGATTTCCTTGCCTGTGTTGCGTTGGAATATTTAAAAGGAAAAGATATTCGTGTTTTTGAAAATGAACCAAATAAAGTAAAACCAAATGCAGACTGACAAAATATATATCGGGGTTGATAATGGTGTGTCTGGAACTATTGCTATTTTGACTCCCGGTAAAAACATATTTATAGAAACTCCTGTGTTCAAGCAATTGAATTTTCAGAAAACAAAAAAGCAGAACATAAACCGTTTGCATTTTTTGAAATTGAGCAAAATATTCAGCATGTATGTGGCTGATAAAAATTGCTTTGCTGTCATAGAAAGACCTTTGGTGAACGGTAAAATGTTTAAAGCCACTATGTCTGCAGTCAGATGTCTTGAAGCCACATTGATATTGTTTGAGCTGTTTGATATTCCGTATCAATATACAGATTCAAAATTGTGGCAGAAAGATTTATTACCCGGTGGAACCATTGGTTCTGTGGCACTGAAGGAAGCCAGTCGGGATGTAGGCATCAGAATGTTCCCAGAGCATAAAGAGCTGATCAGGAAGCATGGTGATGCTGATGGATTGTTATTGGCTGCATATGCCAAAAAATACAACCTGTAAGGAAACCTTATGATTGATAAATTGATATTGAAAAATTTCCAATCACATAAAAATTCCACCTTTGAATTTTCAAAAGGAATCACTTCTATTATTGGTGAATCTGATAATGGTAAAACAGCTGCTTTCAGAGCCTTTGAAGGTGTGATGAATAACAAAGGGTTTGGTTTGGAAAATGCCTCTCATTGGATCACAGAGGTCACAGACTCCGGAAAAATCAAACTTATGGATATCATGTCGGCAACAGTGGTATTCACGGAAGGAAAATATGTAACCAGAGAACGGGATGAAAATGGTTTCAATGGTTACAAAATGGGAACGTACTCAAATGGAAAGTTCAAAGAGACTCAGGTATTCAACAAAGTTGGTGTGAGTGTTCCTTTTCCTATTCGTGAATTGTTTAATATGGACACTGTGAACATTCAGAATCAGCATGACACAATGTTTCTTTTATCTGATACAGGGCAGGATGTCGCCAGATACTTCAATAAGTTAATCAAACTGGATGTGGCTGATGTCGCTTTATCTGCTTCAGAAAGAAGAAAAAGAGCTGCCAATAAAGATGTTCGGGAATTGGATGAGGAAATAACTGATCTTGAAAATGCTTTGGAAAAACTTTCCTGGGTTGATCAGGCTTCTGTGTTTGCATCGAGAATAGAAGTTTCCGAAAGCAAAATAAAAAAGATCGAAGATACCGTTTATGACATTGATGAGATGATTGAGAACATCAATGTAGTTTCAAAAAAATGCAACCTGTCTGATTATCATGAACAGGCCATGATAGTATTGGAAAGAATATCCATTCTATCGGAGAAAATCACAGCACTGGATGATAAAATTTACAACATTACTGTGATCGAAGTTGATATCAGAAATCTCCATACCAAAATAATGAATGCTTCTTGGATGGCTTCCACTGATATCATCATTGATAAAATCGAAAGATTGACAAAATCGATTCAGGAAAAACACGACAGATGGATCAGCATTGATGATATGCTTTCAGAAATAAAAAATTGTGAAAACAATTTATCTGAAGCTGATTATTCCAATGATGCTTTATTGATACTGAATAAAATTGACAAAGTGTCTTCTGACATAATTTCCACTGCAGAGAAAATTGATGACTTGGATATGCTCATAATGAAAATTGAAGCTTGTATGAAGAAAGAAACACTTTTACAGACCTCCATAACGGCTCTACAATCGGAGTTCCCTGATACTTGTCCTACGTGTGGTCAGCAATTGAAGGTGACAGCATGAAGTACACAGTAACAGCAGACTGGCATTTACGCCCGGATTCCCCAAGATGCCGTTCAGATGAGAATTGGGAAAAGACCATGGAGAAGATGATTCAGTTTATTGTAGATACCAATAAAGGTGATTCTGCAAAATTGACAATCATCGGGGATCTGTTTGATTTCTCTCAGCAACCACCATGGATTGTGAATATGTTTCTCGATCTGGTTCCTGATGGAGTTATCTTTGCTGGTAATCATGATTTCAAACATAGAAATATGAATGAGATTGAGGCATCTTCCATAGGGCATTTATTGAAGAATCCAAAATATGAAGCCTGTGTTCCGGAAATAGAAGATGGATTTTTTGAGTATTCAAAAGATTTACTGTTCTGTCACAGACTGGTTTACTCCCCGGAGAACGCTGGACTTGAAAAATTCAAGAACGGAATATCTGTGGATACTCTCATAGAAGAAGCTGCAGATGTCTGCAGTTCTGTAAAATGGATATTCATTGGAGACAACCATCATAAGTTTCATCACATATCCCCGGAAGGTATTCATGTGATCAATCCTGGAAGCCCGTTGATTTACAATGCCAGTATGATTGGAAGCACCTGTGGATTTTACACTGTAGACACTGATAAGGAAACCGTTGAGTTTCACGAAGTTCCGGACAATCCTGATATCCTCACAGACAAATATTTGAGAGATAAAGAAGCTCATTCAGAAAAGATGCAGGAATTTGTAGCTTCCCTGAATGACTCTGAAGTAAAGACAATGGATTTTTTTGAACTTTGTGATGAGAAAGCAAAGTCGGAAGATAAAGAGTTTCTTTCAATTTATGAAGATATCAAAACTGAGACCATACAAATAAAAACAAAATTAGGAAAAGGAGCATAAAATGAAAATAGCATTAAACCTTCAGGAATATGTAGAAATTGCAAAAAAGGAAATTGATGATTTCAAAAAAGAGTGGGAAGAGAGTTCAAAAAAAGACCCGTCTAATTATCCTGAAACTATGTGTATTGAGGATTGGGAAGATCAAGCTCAAGCGTTTAAATCTTTACAGGAGGATTTCTAATGAATGCATCACAGTATGAAGCACTTAAAAATAAGCTAGAAGCAGAGAAAAGCGAAGTAGAGCAGAACAAAGGCCGGCTGAAACAACTGAAGGACACTGCAAAGGCCACTTTTAAAGTTGACTCTATAGAAGGACTCCGGAAACTCAAAGAGGATCTGGAAGTGGATCTGGACATGCAACAGACAAAGAAAAAGAAACAGATTGAAAAACTTGAATCGATTGTTCCTGAAGAAGTCATGAGAGAAATAAATGAATTTTAATGTAATCAAAAATAAGGAATACGACAAGAACCGAATCGAAGAAGAAATCTTATTGTACAAAAACAAACTGGTTGAGAAGAAGAAGCATTATGAAACTGTGTGTAAAGTGCAATTGCTTCTTCAAAACTCAGCAAATGAAATTCAGAATGCTTTGAAAATATTCATCACAGGGATAAATCAGCAAGCATTGGATATTGCTTTCCCTGGATACACTTTCAATATGGAGTTCACAACAAAGAACAATGTTTCCTTTGCCGGGATATATGTTGAGAACCACGGAAGAAAACAAAAGCCGATGGATTCAAATGGTGGTGGTCTGAGTAACATCATTGCCATATGTTCTCAAATGGGTGCAAAGAAGATGAGCCACACCAGAGACGTAATACTGGCAGACCAGCCTATGAAAGATTTATCCAAGGGGCCAAAAGAAGAATTGGCTATGGAAATGCTGAAGACGATTACTGAAGATATGGGACTTCAATATATAATGATTTCTCACATAAGTTCTCAAATAGATTCTGCAGACAAGACCATCACCGTAAAAATTAAATACGATGATGATCTTGGATACCCTGTTAGCAGTGTTTCTTGATTTTATACGAATTTATGTTCCAGAGCAAATTCATCAGTACTTAATCCATTTGATATAAAATTTTCTATTTCCCAAATTTTATTAACTGTTACTTTTGTTTTGTATATCACTAAATAAGGACTGTCATAAGAAACAGCTGCTAAATATGTGCCATCAGGAGAAAACGCCAAACCTCTAACAGCTCCTACTGGCATTGCTGAAAAGGGGGCTGTAGCTACAAAAAAGTCACCTGATCTTTTATATAATATAACTCTATTGGTTGAATTGTATGTTCCTATAGCACAATAAACACCATCTTTTGTAAATGTTGGAGAATATGCTCCTGAACCAGTTGCAGGAATCATTTCTGGTAATTTTATAAAAGTGTCACCATATCTTTTATAAACTATAGTTTTCGTTCCATAATTGCTACCACACACTAAATATATTCCATCAGAAGAAAACGCAATTTTGTTTAAATTACCTGCTGGTAATGTAGAAGGATCTGGTAGTTTAGTAAAAGTATCTCCTGATCTTTTATAAATTGTAATATCTGGTGCATGAGAATGACCTACTGCCAAATACACATCATCAGGAGTAAATGACAATCCTTCAACAGTTCCTGCTGGTATTGTAGAAGGATCAGATAGCTTCGTAAAAGTATCTCCTGATCTTTTATAAATTATGATATATGGACTATTATCATAACCTACTGCCAAATATACTCCATTAGTAGAAAATGCGGTAACATAACCTTGTGCTGTTGGTAATGTAGAAGGATTAGGTAGCTTCGTAAAAGTATCTCCTGATCTTTTATAAATTGTAATATATGGAGAATACGCTGAAGCACATGCTAAATACACACCATCAGGAGAAAACGAAAGTCCTATTACAGTTCCTGCTGGTAATGTAGAAGGATTAGGTAGTTTAGTAAAAGTATCTCCTGATCTTTTATAAATTGTGATATATGGACTAGTACCATGACCTACTACCAAATATACTCCATCAGGAGAAAATGTGGTAAACCATCCATTGCCAGTTGGCATAATAGAAGGATCAGATAGTTTAGTTCCAGGTTCATCTACAATAAGATCAGATCCAACATAGCGTAATTCAATTTTTTCTTTTTTTGATAATGACACATATCCAGAAGCTCCCTTTGTAGTACGGAAAGCTCCTTTATACATAATGATATGCTCTGGATCACTTTGAATAATTTTTACATTTCCGTCTGCTTTTATGATTACAGCATCTCCTTCATTTGGAGAAGGAGGAAGTGTTACATCGTAATCACCTTTTATTAAATATTTAGATTTTTGAGTTAAAGTTTTATTTCCTGTTACACCTATATAAGTATCAATAACATCCAATAAAGTATAAAAATATGATGAAGGATGAATATCTCCTAAATCACAAACAGTTAAAGTTTGACTGATCCTTAATTCAGAACGATTAATCAATATCTGATAATCAAATATCCCACCTTCTACGGGAACGGGTAATTCACTAATATTACAATATGAAATATTTATAATATAATCAGCAGAACCTCCACCATTAGCAGAAACATTACAGCCAGGAAAATTTAAAATATTAATTTTGTTACAGTATATTGGATAAATTCCTGAATCATAAACTACTGCTCCAATGTCTATATTCCCTTCAAAAGACACAGCATGGCATACACTCATGTTTATAAATACATATTGTCCTTCTGCTCCTGAATTATCCACTTGTACAAGTTTAATCCAAGGAGATATTGTGACTGTAGCTGTACAATTCTTAATATTAAATCCTGCATAAGATGTGAAATTCAATTGTGCAACAGTACTGCCTTCATCTGCTGATCTTATATAAACATTTCCAGAATAAAATCCATTTATGTTTAATCCATCACCGATAGTTGTGGTAGTATATGTTGTATGAGATCCTGATGCAAATTCAAAGATTACATTATATCCATTCAAATTTTTAGGAATGGCATCTATTTTTGCTTGAGCAGCAACCAAATTATCAGTGGTTAAAATATTAACTGTAGTATTTTCCTGTAAAGCTTTAGGAATTTCTTCAAGAAAAGTTGCTTTAGTTGATTTTTTATCACGAACACCGTCTATTCCTCTGAGAACATAAATTACATCAGTATCTTCACTATCTGTAAGTTCCGGAAAATCTAAGACTGTTTTGTCTGTCGCCATTTTGTATCTCCTACAAAGTAATTAAAGTATAGTATCATTCACATGAATAATATAGTTGCCATTAGCATCAACAAGGTTATCTCCAACTGCAGTAACAATTGCTCCAGAAACTAAACCACTAACTCCAGATGAAGAAATATTATTTAATTCTTCATGTGTTAATGCGGCATCAGTTCTAATTTTATATCCTGCAGGATATTCCGAAGAATATATTGCATATGTTCCTTTAAAGGCTCCATATAAAAAATTCTTTATTTCCTGAATTGTTCCTGATGAAGTTTGTCCTATTTTATCCAATATTCTTGTTCGATAAACTTCATCACTTTCACTGTTACGAGGTTCATCCCATAAAAGACCAATAAATTCAAGCTGTTCTCCGGAAGCACTCAATAACCAAAATTTATCTCGTAACTTAAAGTTTACTGTTTGTATATCATCAAATATTTCTGAAATAATTTTAAACAAAGATTCAAAATTTGGCTTTTTATATTGAGAAAGCAACAGCCTGTCAGCTATTTTTATAAATGATAAAATGTTTAATTCAGCCACATCACACCGCCTTGTTATGCATTAACTATGAAAATTCTATCTGTTGAAAAATCTGCTGTTTCATTTGAAGCAACTCGTATAATATCTGTACTAATCCATGTAGGAGTATCACCTGGATTAACAGTTTCTGCAAATTCTGTTGAAACTGACTGACTTCCTGGAACAAGAAAAAATGGAGTTTCTAATTTCTGACGTACAACATCTGTTCCTATCGTTATGTTTTCTTCAACCCAATTTAATAAGTTTTCTTTAACTTGCATATCTCCATCAGTTGGATATATTTCTTCAGGATGCTGCATTCTCGTGTAACGTACATGAATATATGTTGTAGTTGGTCTTGAAAAATTAATAATGTATGAAATTCCATCTTCATCAATGGCAGTTCCGGTTTCACCATTTCCATAATGCTCTATTCCTGCTGGCATATTGTCAAATATAGCTTGAGCTATATCATCATTGGATCCACCAGAAACAACTGCTTCAAAACTTTTAGGAGGCAACCCTTCTGATGATATGGTAAGTGTCCTATTAGAAGTTACAGAAGCCGTCAATACATTGATAATCTGATTAAGAGCATTTCTGATAGCTTCATCAGTGGCTCTCCCTTTTATCAATTCATTTTTACGCCTGATTATTAAAGATGAATCAGATTCTGTATCAAATCCAGTTATACCACTATTTGGATTTATTACTTCTGCCCATCCAGATACAGGAGTGACAATTTCTGTTAGAGATTCTGCAATTACAACATAAGGACCCACCAATGTAGCTGTAAAATTTCCAGCTACCCGCAATTCAGATAATGTAAATGTTGATGTATATGTAATTATAAAATCTTCTAAAGATTCAAGTTCTAATTTATCATTTACATTGGATCCTGTTATTTCCGTAGGAAGTAATGCAATAAGTTCAGTAATTACATCAGAAACATCATCCGTTACAATGGCCGTATATGAATAATCAACAGTATTAATGGTCAAAGTGTACACAGTTCCAGTAGCAGGAGTGTCTAAAGTTAATAATATTTTACGAACATTACTTTTAGAAATTGTAACAGCTTCATCTAATTCAAAATATAATCCTGGGGCAGGTTCATATTTTGAAGGTTGTGTAATCTGTTTTCCTTTTTCAATGTAAGTTCCTTCATCACCTATAAGCAAAACATCTTCTACAATTGTTTTCGTAGCTTGCTTTCTAAATGTCCCTGTTTCACTGGAAAGTTTATCCTGTGCAATTCCAGTAGCATTATCAGGATCACGGGATAAATATATTTCTTCTTGCTGATCATCATTATCAGAAACAAACTTTGCCAGTATTGCTGAAATTTGACCCCATGGTCCGGTCGGAGAAAGATCAACATCATTTCCTTTTTCTGACTTTATAAGAGAATGTACATATTCCAGATTCTCTTCAAAGCTATTTTTCTCTAATCCAATGTCAGTTATATTTATCATATTGTAATCTCCTGATTATCAATTTGACCAAGTGTAGCTTTTGCTGAAAACACAATTACTGCTTTACGCTGATCATTCAAATACACAAATGAAAATTTTGTCACTTCAATCACATCTTCACGTTTCTGAATTTCATTTTTAAGAAGTGTTTTTATTAAAGATAAATCTGTGCTTTTCTTAAAAACAACTCCATAGTATGGGACTCCGATAGATTTGTCCAACCAATACTCACCTAAAAAAGTTTTCAAATCTGACGCAATTCCTTGGGCAATGGCGTCAATTCCAGTTACCTGAGATAACTGTCCTTTCTCTTCTAATAAATCACCAGTAGAATCTGTGGCTAAATTATTAATCATTCTGCATCCACCTTTGTTTGTCCAGCATCACTTATTTTAACTGCCCCTGAAACTGGTCCCGTTCCACCACTTGGCAAATCTCCAATACATATCATGGTTCCAGAATCATCTTCTCTCATAACAAGTATATCGGAATCTTTCGTCTTTGTCGCTGTGGCAGCAATAGTCTGTGTTACCTGTGTTCTTACTGTTCCTGAAACAAATCCGGAAGCACTTCCACCGGAAAAACTATATTCCAATGGTGTTGTGTATATTCCATTTCCATCCACTTTAGTTTTTAAAGAAGGAGTGGAACTTATTGTAAAAATTCCCAAACTTATCAAACTTCCAGTATCATGATCTATTGTTGCACCATTTACAGCAATTTTCATGGGTCTACCGTAAAATGCCCATTGATTTGAACTTGTCCATTACTGCTTAAAATAATGTCGCCACCTGAATTAACCATAGACACATCTCCATTTGTATCAATGGTTATTCTTGGAATATCACTGAAAGAAGATAATTGTCCATCTGGAACTAGACAAGGTATCGCAATGGCATCACTACGCTCATGATGTGAAATGTTATCTGGGGCTACTTGCTTTTTCCCAGTAGAACTTTTCCATCCACCAATTCCTGATTCACTGAATATCAAAAGAACATTGTCATCTTTTACCAATTCAATATCTATTATCCCAGTACTCCCACCAAACATCATAACAGGAACATCTGTCAAAGAAGGAACTTCAATCTCCTGATTCTTCAAAGTTATATGTGATACAAGTGGTGTTACCTTTGCTCTGAATTTATCACGATCATAAGATTCAATCTTTCCAGGTATTGCTGTATGAACTCCAGACATAAGAGAAGCGAATACATAAGGAATTATTTCTGCCAATGTTTCCGTACTCATGTTCCCAGCCCTTCCCCTGTTACATAAAATTCTCCGCCAAAATTATTACCTACAAAATGACATTTGTCCACGATAAAATCTCCTTTAACACCAGAAGATTCAATTCTTACGTATCCATTAGGAACAATTTTATAGTTTAATATGCTTTTGAACAAAACTCTTTTTGTGAGAACTTTCTGAACATTCTCACTGCCGTCATCATTATCGGTTAATTTCGGAGATTCCATAAGACCTGTCTGTGGTGTGAGTTTTACAGCTTGAAGATCATTTCCCTTATCATTTTTAAAAAGTGACAATGTCGTGTTATCTATAAATAGTCCTGTATCATTATTATTTAGAATTCCTTCACAATATCTCATAGCATCTTTAGCAGTGCCAGCAAAGGTAAATCCATTCGGAAGTGATATTGATGAAACATTCTTCATCCCAACTACAGATAAGCCTAATGCTGTTCCTATTTCATCTAACACTCTGGAAATATATGTTTCTTTTTGATAAGAAAGAGATAGTGTTACTGATTCTAAAGCTGTGTCAGCATTCTGAATACTTCCACATTCAATACTAACAACTGTGTCTGGTGGTTTTTTATCTGATATTGATTGGACAATTTGTCCGATATATATAAGTCCCATTCCTTCATCTTGATAACCGGCTTTAAAACTTATTGAGTTTCCTTTTTTCAAAACTTTACTTATTGTGTCTTCTTTTGGATTATATATTTTGAACTTTGCAACATTGTTTGAAAATTTACGTGATCTGGTTATATTGAATTCAATATCGAGATCACTGATCACAACACTGGAACTGGTTGTACCAGCTTTTAATTCAACAGTTCTATTAAAAGCCATTTAAATCACTCCATATTTCAAACTCATCACTATTAATATAGAATAACCCCCAACCCTCACCAAAATTAGAATATGTTATATGATTTTCGACATCAGTACTCTTATTTAAACAAATCATTTCACCGGAAAGTGAAGGATTGTACCTATGCAAAAAAGGATAATTTGGAATTATCTTTAATCCATGCAGAATAAACTCATTATCTGGTTCTTCATAAGTATTGATCATCCAGAACTGTGTTTTAGAATTCCACATTATTCTGAACTTACAATTAACATTATCAAGAATGGTAGTAAAAGTGAAATCAGCAGATAATTTTTGATGGGTAAGTAATTCTAACATTATTTGTACACTCCACTGGCAAAGTCTGTAAAGTTTACGAATCTTTCAAGCTTACCATATTCTGATGCTAAAGGATTATCTGCAATCTGTTCCCCTACATCAGAATTTGGAGAAGCTTGCCGGGAATCATCTGTTCCATCTGTTCCATCTGTTCCATCTGTTCCATCACCACCATTCTCATCAATCAAATCTTCAGACGGTATTTTTATTTCAGCGATGCCACCACTACTCCGTAATTTTAATGTTCTGAATTCTTGAAAAGTTATTGGAAAAGATTGCCCTTCACCGGATCTACCTGATCTGGAAGCACCAACTTTTGTGATCACATAATCTTCATACACTTTTAAAGTGGTAACAATAGTTACAGGCACAACATTGTCCCGGTAATACTCAAATGTGTCAAAAATGTCTTGAGCATAGTTTGAACCTAATTCACCACGTTTCAATCCAAAGTTTGAGATCAACCCAGTTATACTGCCTTTACGAAGACCTCTTTCAATGTGATCTGTAAAAGGGCTTCCTTCCTCTACTGGATGCACAGAAGGCTTCAAATCCCATGTGTGAGATTCTTGAGTGAGTATGTCAAAAGAAAAATTTATACCATCACCAGAAACAGACATATCACGATTTCTTGATGAAAACAATAATCCTGACATTACGGTGCTCATTATCGTATCTCCTGTTTCAATGCTCGCAGCTGTCTTGCTATTGCTGCTTCAGTAGCATCTGCTACAGAGGCTGCTGTATCCTCATTTGTTATACCACCATTTACAATAACAGTCGTTTCAACATTTCCAACAGATGTAGAATTACCACCACCTCCAGCTACACTAGGTGAGGCTCCTCTTGGAGAAATATCATATTCTCCAGTAACCCCACCATCTTTATTATCTTCCCTAGAAAATAAATCACCAACAAATTCACCGGATTTTGCAAAAAAACTATCTCCCATAGAAAATAAATCACCAACAAATTCACCAACAAATTCACCGGATTTTGCAAAAAAACTATCTCCCCATAAAGATTTCATTTTATCAAAAAGATCAATCATTGCATTTTTTATACTGTCAAAAACAGAAAACATTGCATTTTTGACAGTATCAAAAATAGAAGTCAATATATTTTTCATTTTATCAAAAACAGAAATCATTGCATTTTTGACAGTATCAAAAATAGAAGTAAATATAGTTTTCATTTTATCAAAAACAGAAGTAAGTATTTTTGGAAGGAAAATTAAAAACAAATTTAAAAGAAGATCAACTATAAAAAGTAATGGTCCCATCAATCCCAATAAAGTTTTTACAAGAGTATTTAAAATTTTTCCAATAAAATTAAAAACAAGTTTTACTCCTTGTAAGGGTCCCGATTCCATATTTCCAAGAAGATCAAAAGCTTTTTTCACTCCTTCTATTATTTGATCAACTGCGTCCATTATAGGTCTTAATCCTTGATCCAAAACAGAAAGAATCACTCTTCCTACATTATTAAATACTTTAAGAATGCCACCAACAATTGAAACAATAAATCTGAGAATCTTCATCACAAATGTAAGTACTTTCACAAATGGTTTCAAAGACAAACCTACAGTTTTCCAAATTTCTGGAAGAATGGTTGAACCTATTCTTACAATTTCTTCAAATAATTTATTTAATCCGGAATCTTTCATAAAAGAAACATTGGCAGTTTCCATTTTTGATTTATATTCTTTTATTGCACCATCAAGTCCTTGAAAAGCAATGCCAGCCATGGAAGCAGCTGTTCCCTTTGCGTTATCAAGCTCTTTATTGAAGTCAATCATTGCATCCACATTACCTGTAATGATCGGAGCTAACGCCCTGTACGTCCTTGCATCAAGAGTTCCTAAGAAAGCTGCTCTGGAAGCTTCGTCCATATTTTGCAGTGCCATTAAAAGATCCTGCAAATTCCCTATCTTACCAGTGGAATCTACAAAATCAGACATGGACACTCCACCTTTCTGAAGTGCCTCTGACATTTTATCTGTAGGATTAACCAAATCCATAATGGCATTACGAACCATGGTTCCGGCTTCTTCTCCACGAAGACCATTGTTTGCTAATACAGATAACCAGGATGACATTTCTTCAACACTTAATGAAGCCAGTCTTCCTGCAGGACCAATATTCTGTATGGCTGCTCCCAACTGCTGAACATTCTGATTTGAATTGCTTGCAGAATAAGCGAGAATATCATTGACTCTTCCCAAATCTTCTACAGCAAGAGCATTAGAACTCATTATATTTGTGGCGATGTCTGCGGCTGTAGCAAGATCCATTTCGGCTGCTGCAGCCAATTCCAGAGTTCCCGGTAATGCACCAATTACTTCATCAACAGTCAGCCCAGCCATAGCCAAGAACTTCTCAGCATCAGCAGCATCTTTTACACTGAACACACTGGCTTCACCGGCTTTCAATGCAGCATCTTCCAGCTTTGACATATCTTCTGCAGAGGCCAAAGTCACTCTCTGAACACCCTTCATTCCCTGTTCAAAGGCAATGAAGTCCTCTGTTGATTTCTTTACCTTGGCTGTCAAAGCTTTAATGGCAGCAACCACAGCGACCACACCAACCACCACTGCTCCCAATGCAGCAACAGCACCAACTCCAAATGAAGAGAAGGCTGATGT